ACAAATCCTAAGAGAAACGCGCCAGCGTATGGAGACTGCCGACGATGACTAAACGGTTATACGTTCCTGACCATGTAATAGAGGAACGCCGAGCCGCTAAAGAAGCGGAATCGCAAAAGAAAAAAGATTTGTTAAATCCTGCTACTTTTGCTTTATCAGATGAGCAAGCGGATGATACACGTTCTGCATTAGAACGTCTTCCGAAGCCGACTGGCTGGCGTGTCCTTATTCTTCCATATACTCTGCCTGAGTCTACTAAAGGCGGGATTATCCTTTCCGACGAGACGCGGGAACGGAACCAGTTAGCAACGAACGTTGGTTACGTTGTTAGCTTGGGGCCGGATGCGTACAAGGACGAGGGCAAGTTCCCTGATGGTGCTTGGTGTAAAGAAGGCGACTGGGTGATGTTCGGTCGTTACGCTGGTTCTCGTTTTAAGATCGACGGCGCAGAGCCTCGGTTATTAAACGACGATGAAATTCTCGCGGTTATTGATGATCCCCGCGATATTATTGCAGTCTAGGAGGCATTATGTCTGACGTTAAAGAACGGGAAGAGGTCGCGGAAGAGGCCGAAAACCTTGAAATTGAAGTTGAAGAAGAGGGTGCTGAGGAGGAGCAGCAAGAAGCTCCTGAACAAGCAGCCGCTTCAGATGACGAGCATGAACAATATTCGGAAGGCGTAAAAAAGCGTATTGACCGCCTAACGTATAAAATGCGCGAAGCGGAGCGCCGCGAACAAGCAGCGTTAGATTTTGCTAAAAAGCTCAAGGAAGAAAATGAGCAACTTAACAAAAACTATAGCGAAAGCACTGCTGCGTTTATGACCGAGTCGGCAGGTCGTGTAAAAAGTGAACTTGCTGAAGCAAAACGTGCTGTAAAATTAGCGTATGAGGAAGGTGATTCAGAAGCCCTTGCCGATGCGCAAGAGCTTGTTTCTCGTTTAGCCGTAGAAAACGACCGTCTTGCGCGGGACGAAATGCGGTTAAAAAAAGAGCAAGAAGCGGCTACTGAGATTACGCGGGACGAGCCGGAGGCTCCAAAAGCAGAACAGCAAGCCCAAGTTGCTCCCGACCCTCGCGCTCAAAAATGGGCGTCAGATAACGAGTGGTTTGGAAAAGACGAGGCGATGACCTTTACAGCATTCTCAATTCATCGTAAACTGATCGAAGAAGAGGGCTTTGACCCTGCTTCAGAGGATTATTATGCTGAGATAGACTCTCGCATACGAAACGAGTTCCCTCATAAGTTTGAGGGTCAGAGATCAGGACAACGGAAACCCGCCCAGACCGTTGCCCCTGCTAGCAGAAATGCAAAAACCGGGCGCAAGACAGTTCGTTTGACCCAGAGTCAAGTGGCTATCGCTAAAAAACTCGGTGTTCCACTCGAGGAATACGCGAAACACGTGAAGGAGGCTTAAATGTCTGAAATCAACAAGAGGACTCCTCGCGCTTCTGAAACTCGCTCTAAAACCGAGCGCAGAAAACCTTGGAGACCAGCTTCATCGCTTGAAGCACCGCAGCCGCCTGAAGGCTATAAATTCAGATGGGTTCGTACAGAGGTTCGTGGTCAGGAAGACCGCAAGAACGTATCTGGTCGGATTCGTGAGGGTTATGAGCCTGTTCGCGCAGAGGATTACCCAGACTTCGACGCGCCTACTATCGACGATGGTCGGCATGCAGGAGTTATCGGTGTTGGCGGTTTGATGTTAACCAAGGTGCCAGAAGAGATCGCGGAAAGCCGTGCTGAATATTTTGATCAGCAAACTGCGGATCAGATGACAGCGGTTGATAACGATCTCATGAAGGAACAACATCCTTCCATGCCGATCTCTCAGGAGCGGCAGTCTCGTGTAACCTTTGGTGGCCCAAACACTAAGTAGGCCGCTTTTTCTCTAGCCCTTTTAGGAGGACAAAAACATGGCAAATAAAGATTTTGCTTTTGGCTTAAAGCCAGTCCGTACCTTGGGCGGTACTTCGAACTTCACTGCGAATGAATACACCATTCCGTCAGGTGCCTCGAACGCTATTTATCAGGGTTCGCTGGTCATTATGACTGCAGCTGGTGATATCGACATTGCAGCCTCTTCTTCGGCTGATATTGTCGGTGTTTTCAACGGTGTTTTCTATACCGACCCAACGACGGGCAAGCCGACCCACTCCAACTATTATCCCGGTAGCATCGCAGCTAGCGACATTGTCGCACAAGTCTACGATGACCCTCGTATCGTATTTGAAGTACAGTGCGACGGTACTCTTGCGGATACTGCCGTTGGAGCGAATGCTGACACTACTTCGACGACCAGTGGTTCGACGACAACCGGCGTCTCGTCTACCGAGATTTCGGCAACTGTCGGAGCTTCCGCTGCTCAACTGCGTATTATCGGCATCTCTAAGGATCCTGACAACAGCGACACCAGCGCTGCAAACACGAATGCATACGTTTTAATTAACGAGCATGCGTATACGCAGACTGCTGGCACCTAATGAGGGAGGCTAGATAATGCCAATTTCACGCGCGCAACTCGCCAAAGAGCTTGAGCCCGGTCTCAACGCCCTCTTTGGCATGGAATATGGTCGTTACGAAAACGAGCATTCCGAAATCTTCGACACCGAGTCTTCTGACCGTGCGTTCGAAGAAGAAGTCATGCTGTCCGGCTTCGGTGCAGCACCGACTAAAAACGAAGGTGGAGCGGTTAATTTCGACAACGCACAGGAGTCGTTCACTTCCCGCTACACCCACGAGACCATTGCATTAGCCTTCTCGATCACCGAGGAAGCTATTGAGGATAACCTGTACGACCGTCTGGCGTCTCGTTATACTCGCGCACTGGCTCGTTCGATGGCTCACACAAAGCAAGTTAAGGCGGCTAACGTCCTTAACAATGCCTTCAACTCCAGCTTTACTGGCGGCGACGGCAAAGAGCTTTGTGCAACTGACCACCCGCTCTCCGGCGGTGGTACGTTTGCAAACGAGCCGTCCACTGCGGCAGACCTGAACGAGACTTCGCTTGAAGACGCTATGATTAGCATCTCGGGCTTTGTCGACGAGCGCGGTCTGAAAATCGCCCTTCGTGGTACTAAGCTGATCATTCCTCCGGCACTTCAGTTTGTCGCTGAGCGTCTGATGGCTTCGAACCTGCGTGTCGGTACTGCCGATAACGACATCAACGCCCTGCGTAGCACCGGCATGATGTCTGAGGGTTATGTCATCAACCACTTCTTAACGGATACCGATGCGTTCTTCATTAAGACTGACGCACCGAACGGCTTCAAGCACTTCGAACGTGCTCCGATCCGTACTCAGATGGAAGGTGACTTCGACACCGGCAACATGCGGTTCAAGGCTCGTGAGCGTTACAGCTTCGGCTTCTCCGATCCGCGTTTCGTATTCGGTTCGCCGGGGGCATAAAACCCCATAAAATACTCGATCAAAGGGCGGCTTTTCAGTCGCCCTTTTTTCATTTATAGTGAAATTATCCTGATAGTCCTTTGGACTAACATTAACCCAGACAGGAGACGAAAATGGGTCAAACTACTTTTTCGGGTCCAGTGCGATCCGAGCGGGGCTTTACTGCTGTAGGCTCCAACGCAGTCGTTAACATCACTGCCGAAACTACCCTCACCTATGCAGACCACGTTGGCCGTATCATGGAAATTAATGACGCGGATGGTGCGGTTACGCTTCCTACGATTACTAGCGACACTATTGGTGCGAAGTATACGTTCTTTGTTGGGACGGACTCTACCGATTGTGACATTAAGACAGACGGAACCGATAAATTTCTTGGTTCCCTTTCTGTAGCCGGTACGACAACCAAAGCGTTTGCGCCCGGTGCAACTAACGATGTCATCTCGATGAACGGTACAACTACTGGCGGTGATAAAGGCTCGTATGTCGAGATTACTGCTTTAGCTACTGCCGAATATCTCGTTCAAGGCGTCCTTATTGGTTCTGGTACAGTCGCTACTCCGTTTGCTGATAGCTAAAAAGGAGGCGTAAATGGCTGATACTGTAGCCTCACAGACTCTTGTCGACGGTGAAAAAACTGCTGTTCTGAAATTAACAAATATTTCAGACGGCACAGGTGAGTCAGCTGTTACGAAGGTAGACGTTAGCTCTCTTGCGGCTAATTCTGATGGCACCGCTTGCACAGGCGTTTCTATTGAACGCATCTGGTGGCAGTGTATTGGAATGAAAGTCCGTATTTTATGGGATGCTACTACTGATCTTCTTTGTATTGAGCTGGGTGAAAACCAAAGCGGTAATCACGATTATTCCTCGTTTGGCGGACTGACTAATAATTCTGGTTCCGGTAAAACAGGGGATATAAAATTCACCACGGTCGGTCATACGAGTGCAGATACTTACACGATTATTCTGTATCTGCGTAAAGAGTATTAAACCGGGTAGTTGTTATGGCGGCGAAAAAGCGTAAGTCAAAGCCAATAAAGACTTCCGTTAAATCAGGTAATTTCCGCTCCACCAAAAGTGGGGCGGGAATGACCAAAAAGGGTGTTGCTGCGTATCGAAGAGCAAACCCCGGCAGCAAATTAAAAACAGCTGTTACCGAAAAGAAACCCTCGAAGGCAAGATCGAAGCGGCGTAAGTCGTATTGTTCTCGCTCTGCAGGGCAAATGAAGATGCACAATATTAGCTGTAAAAAGACGCCTAAGAAGCGTATTTGCGCAGCCAGACGGAGGTGGCGTTGCTGAACACTCTTTTAGGTGTAGGGATGACCGCTACGCTAGGGTTCTTAGCGTGGATTGCTATGTCTGTCGTAGAGCTAAAAACAGAAACTGCTGTTATTAGTCAAAAAGTTGCGTCTAATTACGAGATGATTAAACCGATGTGGGAAAACTTCTTAGCGGAGAAGTCTAATGGCGATCTCGCGCGCCTCGATCAGTAGCCAAATAAGTAAACCGCCACAAAAGAAAAAGTGGTCGAAAGCTAGAAAAGCAAAGGTGAACTGCAAAAGGCCAAGAGGTTTTAGTGAACGCGCACATTGCGCTGGGAAAAGGAAAAAACGTCGTGGCTAAAGATGCATGTTATCGAAAAGTTAAAGCTCGCTATTCGGTCTTCCCATCAGCGTATGCGTCTGGAGCGATTGCTAAATGTCGGAAAGTCGGAGCCGCTAACTGGGGAAATAAAGGATCGTCTTCTAAGGTCGCGAAAGCGGCTAACGGAGGCTATGCTAAAGAACTGGAGCGATGCGCAAATTATCGAAAAAGAAAGACGTCTAACCCAAAGATTGCAAAAGGATGCGGAAAGGTTATGTCTAATCGCCGAAAGGTCACAAAGAGGTCTTAGCGATGGCAGTCCGCAAAACGAAGAAGGGCTTGGCTCTCAAGAGGTGGTTCAAAGAGGACTGGAAGGACGTCCGCACTGGGAAAAAATGCGGCCGAAAAAAGGGTGAAAAAAGAGGTACACCTTATTGTCGGCCTTCTAAAAGAATCAGCTCAAAAACACCGAAAACTTCGGGCGAGTTGACGGCTTCTGAAAAAAGAAGTAGAATTCGTCAGAAAGTAAAATTAGGTCAACCTACTAAGGGCAAGCCTCGTAATGTTAAACCTTTACGGCGGAAGAAAAGGAAATCGTAATGAAGAAAAAAGGCTACGCAAAAGGCGGCGTTAAGAAAATGGCTAAAGGCGGCGCAGCTGGCGGTGTAATGGCTGAAGAGCTAAACCCCGGTAAAACCGTAGACGTCACCGAAATGGCCATGGGCGGTTTTGTTGACGACAAGATGGTCAACCGCATGATGGGTGGCGGTCGCCCTAAAGGCATGGCGAAGGGCGGTTATCGCGGCGGTAAGGTAAAGTAATTGCCTTACTTACAAAGCAGCATTCCGCATTTCAAGTGTTGGGTGCGAAGAGAGTACACGCATAACCATCAAAAATACCATGGCGAGTTTTTACACGCGATGGCTATCGGGGTGACTACGATGCCAAATAGGTGCTTGAGTTTTCAAGTCCTATTTACTGGTTTTGAAGTTGATAACTCTGACGAACCTAATGTTCATGGTGGCGCTATGTGGGCGCGGATGCCTATAACAGCTCTTGTTGGTGATACACCGTTTGAACAATGGGCCGAGCCTATGCCTGTTCATTTCGCTCAGCCGTGGGACTGTATGTCGCATACCCATGCTGTGTACCGTTTAGACCGTGCGCATCCTTGCCCATGGCTTGCCAAAATTGACGGTAATTTCTACCCTGCAAAGTATTACTTTACCGTCGACTATACCGAAAGTGAAGTAGCTGACGACCCAGCCCAGCATAAACAAAGCCATGTTTTAGAGCTTTTAGACGCGGGGAAGTGGACTGGAAATATTGTAGCGCTGCCAAATAATCGAGTTCGGGTGACGCACCCAGCTTGGTTTGAGACAGGTGACGGGCCTCCAGATTTTCGTCCATCACAGCATATTCACTATTCAAAATCTGATTTAGACTATACCATGGACGTAAATCAAATTTTTGATAATTTGTATGCGAAAGACGACTGATGGCTGTTTCAGACTCTAGAAACTTCAATATCGACGTATCGGATGCAATCGAAGAGGCATACGAGCGCTGCGGAATCGAAGTTCGCGCTGGTTATAGTTTGCGAACTGCGCGGCGTTCTCTAAATCTGATGTTAGCTGAGTGGGCTAACCGTGGTGTAAATTTATTTACCGTTGAGCAAGTAACAACAACGCTCACTGAAGGGACCGCTAATTATACGCTAGGAACGGATACTATTGACATCTTAGAGATGGTTATTCGCAGAAGTAGCGTTGATACAGTAATGACGCGCATAGGGCGTGGTGAATATTTAAATATTCCCAATAAAAC